TTCCATTTCTCTCATCAAATTCCAAGTCCCCTGTGAGGTAGAGGGCTGTGGTGATAACCCACTCAGGGTAAATTGATCCATCCCTTGTTCGGTCAAGGATTTTTTTGGCTTGGTCATAAGTCATCAGAAACTGTCCTTGTCGTACCATTGTTCGGTCTTGGGCGGCAGGTCAGGCAGCTTTGCTTTTTGTTTAACAGGTGATGAACCCCACTGGTGAAAGCTGCACATTGGCGCGTCAATCTTGACTGACCAACGGTTAGGACAACCAGGCACAGAACACATTAGTGCTTTGTATTCATCGTCGTCGTTTTGAACTTTGTTTGCTTTAGCGAATGTCATTTTGCGTATTTCCCATCAATGATTTTTTGAAAATTGGTTGCGTTAACCACCCACTCAAGATCGGGCAACCACGTTCGACCTTGAGATTGAAAACCGTTTGCCAAGGTGGTTTCTTTTGCGATGTAGGCAAAAAATGAATCCCACCAGGCCAGCCCCTCGCCTTGGGTTTTGTAGCCTTCAGGCGAGTATGCAGAAGGTTTAGCAGCTTGACACCATCGTTGTCTCAGATTCGTTTTGCGAGAGCCTTCCCATGATCGGGGCTGGGTCAGATGGGGTAAGTTCTTCTTCCAAAGAATCAAAATCTGCTCATGTGGGCAAGTCGGAAACGTAGTTTCGGACAAAGAACCTTTAGGTTCTATATTTTGGTTATTGGTTATTGGTTCTTGGTTATTGGTTGGTTGAACGTCCGTTGAACGTCCGTTGAGCCTCCGTTCAGCAGACGCTTTACCGGCTTTAGACGCTTGTTCAATTTTCGACTTGTAATGGGCTATTTCACGAGCTACGCGGCCTGAAAACCATCCTTCGTCTGTATGCTCAAAAAACCAGTTGAGCACATCGCGCACGATAGCGGCATGGTCACGCATACGAATTAACCTAGCGACTTCTTGAACATCATTCGGTAAAGGAGTTTCGTGCGTATAGCACCAATCTAGCATTCGCCTGTAGGCAATGTCCTCAAGTGGGTCTAGATGGCTGGTATGGGACGAGTAGTCGCCAATGTTGAACTGGTAATAGTGCATTTTTCCGCATTCTCTGCATCCTAAAAAGAAACGTCCGGCAGGCGGGATGCGGTTCGCTTTTCGGTGGGGCAGCTACTACCCACCTAGCCGGTGTTTCAAACTATTGTAGTGTCAAACCATTCGGGGTGCAACGCTTTAAGCTGCCACACACGCGCCTGGGGAATGTCCTTGCCCCACTGATAGATGGCTGCACGACTGATGCCCAGCATCTTTGCCAACTGCAACACTCCACCGGCTTTGTACACTGCGTAATCTTTGCTCATACATACATTATAAGCCAGCTTACACAAGAAGTCAATTAGGGGAAAACCCCTATAAAAAATTTGCAAAATTAGGGAAAACCCCTAGAAAAAAGTGTTGACAAGCCATGTAAGCTGGCTTATAATTTAGTCATGCCCTAGCAAATCGCATGGGGTCTTTTTGGAGTAAGCATGAAATACAAACTCAATGTTCAACGCGATGTAGATACCGACGAGCCTGGTTCATACATCCTTAACCTTCCGCGCGGATTTAGGTTTGATGATGACCTTGTTCATGTGCGTGGCTATGACACCATGCGCGAGCTGCGTGACGCGGTTAAGAACGAAGTAATCCCCTGTGATTGCTCTGGCTGCAAAGAATAACCAAATGGGGGCGCAAGCCCCCTTCAAGGAGTTAGCATGATTAACAAACTTAGCGACAGAGCAGAGGCAGCACTTAATTATGTGTTGGCTATTGCTATCGGCATTGGCTTGGCTTGCCTTTTAATTGCATGGTGGTCGTCATGAACGTCACCGCACTCAAACACGTTCGTCAGCTATGGAACGTCGATTACGTCCCATCTCACATTAACCGTCACAACCAACTTGAATGGGTGAAATCGGTTCGTTTATTGGGCGACAAATGGCTTATTGCTAAACCTTTGGAGAAACACTGTGAAAAAAATTGATGCTCAACAAATTATTGATACGTGCTACGAGTTTGCAAAGCACTACGAACAGGGCGACATCATGCGCTGGCCTTTCATCGCTGGTTGCCTGGAAACCAAAATCCGCGAATTGGTGAACATCGTCAACCAAGACAGCGAAATCATCAACGATATGTCTCTCGATCTATACAAAGGTCAATAATATGAAACAGATTGCTTCAGCATTGGTCAAAGCGCAGAAGGCTTTTGGCCCTGCACTCAAGTCCTCAACTAATCCGCACTTCAAGTCACGTTACGCTGACTTAGCTGCGTGTGTTGAGGCCGTGATTGACTCACTGAATAACAATGGTATCGCCATGATTCAGAGGTCTTATGACTGCAACGAGGGCATCATGATTGAAACCGTGTTTGTCCACGAATCCGGTGAAATGCTTGAGTGCGGCATCCTCCACGTTCCTGCAAGCAAACAAGACCCACAAGGCTACGGCTCTGCACTGACATACGCACGACGCTACAGCCTGATGGCAGCTTGCGGTATCGCACCCGAGGACGATGACGGCAACGCAGCATCTAAGAAGCCTGGTATGCCTGCCGGTGAACTGGCAGATTGGATTGCAGCTATCGAAGCCTGTACGGACGCTGACAACCTCAAAGACACTTATCTGCAAGCCTACAAAGCCGCAGCTAACGACGCAGCCGCACAGAAACGCATTATTGCCGCCAAAGACAGCATGAAAGGAAAACTGTAATGGAGCAACGCACAGAAGAATGGTTTGCCGCACGACTTGGCAAAGTCACAGCCAGCCGTGTTGGTGATGTTATGGCAAAGACCAAATCGGGTTACTCAGCAAGCCGCGCTAACTACATGGCTCAATTAGTCGTAGAGCGCATGACCGGTAAAGCACCGGAATCATTCACCAACTCTGCAATGCAGTGGGGGACGGACACAGAACCACTTGCCAGGGCAGCTTACGAGGCCCATAACAACGTCATGGTGGACGAAGTAGGGTTCATTGACCATCCGACCATCCCGATGAGTGGCGCGTCTCCTGATGGCCTTATTGGTGAGCATGGAATGTTGGAAATCAAATGCCCTAACACCGCTACACACATTGAGACACTGCTAACCAACAAGATTGACGAAAAATACATCTTGCAGATGCAGTGGCAAATGGCCTGCACTGGTCGCCAGTGGTGTGACTTTGTAAGTTTTGACCCACGCATGGAAACGGAGCTACAACTAAAAATCATCCCCATCAAACGCAACGTAGAACTGATATCAGAAATAGAGTTTGAAATCAATGTTTTCTTGAACGAACTTAGCCTTAAAGTCATCGCCCTTAACAACTTGAAAGAAGCCAAATGAAAAAAACCCACAACATCAGCGTGACCACTGGTAAATATCAAAAAGACGGTCAAGAGAAATCACGTTACGTCATCATCGGCAGCGTATTTACAGATGACAGCGGACGTATGAAAATGAAAATTGACAACGCTCACCCGACAATGGATGGGGGCTGGAACGGCTGGGCTAACTTCTATCCAGTTGACGAGAACGTGCGTCCACGCGGTGCGCCCATTCTTGATGACGACGCCCCATTCTGAGGTGAATCATGACTCCACAACCGGTAGAAGAATACACGCCTCATGCTGTATATACCCTAGAAGGAATATATTACGTCCCACACTATCTGAATGAAAACGTGTTTGTTGGCCCTGGCTACGGTAGACACAATGGTGCGGCTTATAGCGAGAAATTTTTATTAGATCAAGGGGCAAAAAAAGAAATCATGCTTTTGTGGCATAGACACAACTTTGGTGTCATCAAAAACATGATGTGATGAGGTAAAACATTGTTGATGACGCTGGGTCATCGTTAACTTTGGAGAAATCATGGAAGTAACTCTCGACCTGTACGACGAGAGCGTGGACGAAATTGTTGTCACGCGCCTGTTTGAAGACTTGGTAAATATGTCAGAAAAAACATTCCCAATGTTCTCTGATGATCCAGCCGAAGAAGCTCAACAAACAGAAATCCTTGAAGCAGCATTGAAAATCGTTCTTGAATACTACGGTGTTACTGATGAATCAGACGAATCCGACTAATCCGAAGCCTGAACAGGCAGATAAAGAACAAGCGTTAAAGGATTACTTGGCGCTGCGGGAAAAGCTGTTAGATGAGTAACGCAGCGGGTTGGATTCACCACCCGATTGACAAGTCACCAAAACGTCTTAAAATGAAATCTCCCCTAACCTTGCAAGGAATGAAAATGGGTTATTACAACAAGGAAGTTGAGCCTAAAGGCGTCAAATCATCTGACATGACTGGTCAAAAACGCGTTTCCGTGTCTAAAGTTGACCGTGAAGACGGTGGCGCTCCTAGCCACACTGGTGCTAAAGCCCCCAAAGCCGCGATGAGCAGCGACATTAGCGGTGAGCGCAAAGCCCCGATCACTGGTGGTGTGGGCATGGGCATGATGGACGGCATTGGTGGTCGTGAATCTAGCCACATGGGTAAATATGACGGTCGTTTGGGCGAAATGAACACCGGTTCTAAAGAATCGGTTTGTTACGAACACAAGCGCGGTTAAAAAGCGAAGCCCCCAAGGTGGACAGACCTTGAGGGCTTCTAACCTCAACTGAAAAGGAGTTGAAGCTATGCAACATTGTAGTGACTGTCGATATTTTGTCGATATCGACCAAATGGGTCAGTGCCGACGGTATCCGACCTATCAAAACCGCCATCGCAACGAGTGGTGCGGAGAGTTAGCAGTTGTCGACGAGACATCACCCTCACCGGTTGGGGGTGCTTTTTTGCCTGTTGTTGACGTTTCTCAAATAGAGAAGCGTAAACCTGGAAGGCCAAAAAAAGATGCTTAAACCTCTCAAAGACCGTGTGGTAATAAAGCCACA